ATCATAGGTAAAAAATAATAACAAAAAAAACTAAAATTTAAAAATTATGTCATTTAACGTAAGCGGTTTAAATCTTTACACAGATGAAATTTCATCTGGCTTAGTGAAAGAAATTCTTTTACAAGCAAACACAATCAAGGGAAACCTTGTAACAAACAAATATGGTATCATAGGTGATAAAACTGCCTTGAACTATGTTAAATCTACAGTTAACGGTACAAACGCACTTTGTGGTTTCGTAGCAACTGGTAGTACAGTATTAGCTCAAGCAACTTTACAGTCTTGTCCTATTCAATTCCAAGAAGAATTATGTCTTGATACTTTAAGAAAGTATTGGTATGATGTTGAAATGGAAAGAAAATATAACACAGAATCTCTTGGAACATTCGAAGAAATATTCGTAGCTAACAAAACTGAAGCAGTAGCAAAAGCACTTGATGCAATTGTATGGCAAGGTAACACAGCTACAGGTACTGGAAACAACGCATTATGCGATGGTTTCTTCGCATACTTCGCAGCAGAAGCAATTTCAGCTTCAACTGTAAACGTTACTAAAACAGCAATGACAACTTCAAACGCTTATAGCGTAGTTGATGCATATGCAGTAAGTATCCCAGCAGCTATCGTTGATAGAGAAGATTTAACTATGTACTTATCTCCAGCAGATTTCGCAGCATACTTAATGTCTTTACGTTCATTGAACTTATTCCATTACAATACTGAATCAAAAGGTATCTCTGAAATTCATCACCCAGGTTCAATCGCTTTAACAGTGGTTAAAACTAACGGTATGTCTGGATTAGCTTCTGGTACTATGTTAATTTCAGTAAAAGAAAACCTAGTATTAGGTATCTCTGCTGAATCTGATTTAGAATTCAAGATTTGGTATTCACAAGATAACCAAGCTTTAAGATGGAACTCTAAGATGAAAATCGGTGTTGCAGCTTATTTCCCAGAGTTAGTAGTTAGAACACTTTAATCTTAGGATTAACTAAATAAAATATAAATATAAAAGGCTACTGCTCGATAAAAGGTAGTAGCCTTTTTTATAACATAACACTTAAAATAAAAATATAAAATTATGGCAAATTGCTCAAGCTTAACAGCTGGTTATACTACAGGATGTAAAGATGGTATCTCTGGTGTTTATAGAGTTTATATGAATAACTACTCTGGTGATACTTCTTATGTTTACGATACTGATGGTGTTGTAACTGGTATGACATCTGGAAATACTTCATTCTACAAATTCGAACAACGTAACGAGACTGCATCATTTATCCAAAATGGTACACACAACATTGAAATTGGTAATAATTTCTGGACACAAGAGTTAACTCTTCAATTCTTGAAATACCAAGCTTCACAAAGAAATCTAATCTACTCATTAGCAGTATCTCAATTATTAATAATTGTTGAAACTAACGATGGACGTAGATTCCTAATGGGAGAAGAATTTGGTGCTGATTTATCAGCTTCAGTATCTAATGCTGGTAAAACACTTGCTGACCCTAACACTAGTGATTTAACGTTTATGGCGAAATCTACTACACCAGTTAGAGAAATCTCAAGTACGTTATTTAACACATTTACACTCGTATAAGGTTATCTCTTATCCTTATTAATAACTAACCCAACGGTCCTCGTTGGGTTTTGTTATTATAAACACCTACTAACACAACCTATTTATAATAAACAATTATGATTACTCTTATACAAAATACAGTTAATTCGAATATTATCTTAACTCTTAGTGAAGCAGTTACACTGACAGCTACTAGTGTTTATTTTCTATTCAAGTTTACTGACGAGACTACTCTAGTTGAAAAGCTATTTACAGCTGCTGATACATCAACTAATATTGAAAGATTTAATTCATTTAATATCACCCTTACAGGTGCATCTTATGAAGATTTATATACTGGTGTAATTAACTTACCTATTGATGGTAAATTAATATATGAAATATATGAGATGGTTAGTCCAACTAATTTAGCTTTATCTGGCACTTCTGGAGTTATTCTTGAAAAAGGATTAGTTCAAGTTAGTGGAAATACTGGAATGCAAATAACAAATAATACGTATTCTGGTCAATCAAATACGTTTAACGCTTATACTTATTACTAATGGAAAATAAAAACACAGATATCAACTTCTATTCATTTGGTAGGTCATACGTTGGTAGTCCTATCATCAATGAGCAATTTGGATATAATGAATGGATTAACTTTGGTTCAGAAAATGGTGGAGATAATGACTACCCACAAGAAATACTTAGAATTTATCATAACTCATCTGGTCTATTCTCAGCTATTATCCGTAAGAAAGCAGATATGATTGCTGGCCTAGGTTGGATTCAATCTGAACTTAATAAGGCATTTGTACTTAATGAATACTCTGAAGATGACCTTGATATGGTTGCTTATAAATGTGCAATGGATTATGTCCTATTCAATGGATTCTATGTTAATGTTATCTGGTCTAAGGATGGTACTTCTATTGCTCAACTAGAACATATACCTTATGAGAAGGTACGTATCGCTAAACCAAATAAAGAGACTGAAAAGGTTGAAGGTTATTACATATCTAAGGATTGGATAAACTATCGTAAGACGGTTAATAAACCTAAATACGTATGTAAATTTAATGAAGACTTAGCTAAAGAAGAACCCTCTCAATTATTCTTCCACCGTGGCTATAGTCCAGGAATCGAATTCTATACACTACCTACATACTCAAGTATCCTTAACTGGCTTAAGCTTGATTATGAAATATCTACATTCCATCTTAAGAGTGTTCAAAAAGGCTTTATGCCAGGAATGATTATCGTTAATAAGCAAGGTATTCCACCAGCTCAAGAACGTGAAACAATCTACAATGAGCTAAAAGAAAAATATTCTGGTGCTGATAATGCTGGTGATTTCATTATGGTATTCGCTGAGAATGCTGAGAAAGCTCCAGAATTTATTCCAGTACAATTAAATGCATCTGACCAAAGATTCAAGGACCTTATGGGTGATATTGATTCGAAGATAATGATTGGTACATCTACTACATCACAAATTGTTGGTCTTGAAACGGCTGGTAAATTAGGTGGTAAAGATGATATTATTAAAGAATATGCTATCTTCCAATCAACAGTTATTACTCCATTACAAAATCAAATGGAAAAGACATTCAATCGTTTTGCTGATATCAATGGTACTGGCCCAGTTAAATTCAAAGAATACGAAGTATTCAAGGGTGAAGCAAGTATTGATACACCAGCAGTTGGCCTTGAGATGGATTCTAATCCAACCGTGGATGCCGCACCATATGTAAATCAAGTACCTAATGATGCACTTAAAGGATTAAGTGCACAAGAGAATGCTGATTTATATCGTATAGTACGTGACCATAGCAAGGGTAAGATTAATGACCATATGGCCATTATGAGACTTCAAGGTTATGGAATGAGTGAAGACCAAGCAAAAAAAATATTAGGATTGGATGAACCAATCGATAACGCACAAATTTTAACTGACTAACAATGATATCACAATCACGCACTCTATTTATCAGCCCTCAATTTATCAAGGATAATACCGTTGTAAATGATTCGGTTGACACCAATCTTGTTCAAGTAAGTATTCGTACTGCGATGGATAAGTATATTCATCCATTGATTGGAAGTGAACTATATGAAGCATTAATTTCAAAAATAAATGATGGTAGTATCACTGGTACTACTAATTCAGACTATAAAGATTTATTAGATAACTATGTTATACCAACGCTTGTTGAATATACTGTATATGAGCTTGTTCCGTTTATTAACTATAAGTTTCGTAATAAAAGTATTAGTACACAAAACTCTCCAGATTCTACGGCAGCTGGGCTTGCTGAATTAAGTTATTTGAGAGATAACATATTATCAACTAGCCAATTTTATGGTGAACGATTAGTTGCTTACTTACGTAAATCAGCTAGTCAATCATTATATCCAGAATATTTTACCTGGACTCAAGGTGATATTCAACCAGCTAAAGGCGACTATTTTGGTGGAATATTTGTACCAAAGACTAATCGTGGGGATTGTGGTAACTTTGGAATGGGTTATGGAATACCTGTTAACTACTAACAATCAACTAAAACCAACTTTATGATACATCAAACAACAGTTTTACTAATGAATATAAAAGCATCTACTTGTGCTATACTTGGAATCTTGTTAGCCTTCTTTTTACCTATTGTACCCCTATTACTAATTGTAGGTGCTGCTATCGCTCTTGATACTATTTTTGGTATAGTAAGAGCTAAAAAATTAGGAGAGCCTGTAACATCACGTAAGATGTCAAAATTGATATCTAAGATGGTCCTTTATAATGCAGCTGTGGTATTATTCTTTTGTATTGAAAGATATATCCTTGGTGGTATTATTGGAGCATTTACCGAGATAC